CTAGAGATTCCAATAAGGGATTTAACGGTACCCTATCGGCCCACCTGAGCCAATACTGTCAAACTTTTCTTTTGATCGAAAAATGATTCTAGCTCTCGTTGTCTGCTTGGACTAATATTATAAGACATGTCGAATGTCTGTCTTGCCTCATTTGTGACCTCACGGGCCACATCTCGTCGTTCATGCCGTCTGGACATATACTCAATGTACATGTTTTCAGAAAACTGTCCATGGGCGGACCTGATTAGCAATTGGGCCCAAGATTGCAAGATGGGTACACCGCTATTACAGTGTAACTCACCTAACCCTATTGATCCCAACAACTTCTCATACCCACCAACATTTGGAAAAGTCTTCAAGGTATAACATGTTCGTGCAATGACCCTACTAGGATTCCGGACCATTCGTGGTTTACCATTTACAATCACTATTCGGCACTGACAGAACTCAATCTGGAATATATCATCAACAATCAACAATTTTGTTGACATACAAGCACGCTCATAAAAATCAAAGTCAATTAAATGTATTTCAGATCTGTCTAAACAGATCATCATATCATCACCATTAACTCTAATTTCAGCACTCACATAACGCGTGAATTCTAAAGCAAGAGCATAATTGTCGACGGAACCTTCAAATGAGGTTAAAATCTCACCAGAACAAAGCGTCTCTTGCATTTCATACATAATGTTATTTGCTGTCTTACATTTATTGCGGGCTTGACAATCAATCATCATCTTGAAGTGATGATCATTCCGATAACATGCTTTCATCCAAATCCTGAAAAACCCTCGAATTCCATAATTCAAATGCGCATCATATTTCGAATGATCTAATGGTATCCAAACAGGGTTAGGAAATTTGTCTCCCATATGAAACAAATTATCAGCGATCTCATAGCTGTCCATACCCTTAATGAATATCCGATCTCGTGACTTACAATACCTCCCATAACGTGTATACAATACGTATTTCTCCAAAGGCTTAATATATCTAGCCAATTCATAACAATACTCATCTGAACGATGTTGTATCATACGTGGAGCCTTTGATTCTAATGGGTTGAAAATATCATCTTCATGTTTCTCTTTCTTAAGAAAGGCACGGACAATTTTAAACCCTGGGGGTAATTCACCATATTTATTGATGTTGTCATATGCATTTTTAATACGGGTTCGTCGATTTTGTGGAGATTCTTTTATCACCTGCGACCTGGAGAATGGCTTAAAATGTTTCACTGGATACTTCTTACAGAACTGATGAAAACATCGCATATATATTGACATAGCCTGTTTATCAACCTGTTTTGTAGGTTTAAGATGTCTTTCATGTAAAGATATCAACTCATTAATTTGACAACTCTGGTATCCTCCACACGCCTTAACTCCTAATACACTTGGTAATGCGACCAATTGTTTGATATAGTCACGATGTACACACTCACGTGGATCGATATTCTTAATCATAGCATGGTCTCCAACAGGATTATTGGGTTTCCGGTCACAACAGACGACTCTAGGTGGGAGAATCAACCAACGTCAAGCAGGTGTAGGCAATACAGCATAAGCCGTATCCACCCATTTCCTATCTGCAAATTTCCTAAAACCACACGCTTTGATCATCCTATTAAACAAACTACGTTTAGGCACTACAGCGCCACGAACGTATTTGTTATATACTATGATCTGGGTGGGGTCCTGTCTCTGCAGAAATTGCCTGAAATTCTTATCGATGCAATTGTCCAACAAAGCATTATTAATAGCATTAGCTAAAGCCAAATGTTTGTCTTTCTCTTGCATCTCAGGTCGATTCACTCTAAGCCAAGCCTCGCCCTTCCGCTTCAACAGATCAGGTAAATCTGTATCACGGGTACGAAATGCAGACTCTGTTCGTAACTTCCATAACAAGTCTTCGTCTTTTGCATGGTCATTCTGTATTCGCAAATTATTGCGAACAACAGTATCATGTAACATACTTTGAACATGTTTCTGGCGTCCCACTTGAGCCCGTATTCGTGATACATCCGCCATAACTTCATCTGAAATGCCCCGGATGATTAGGCATTTACAGTAACGTTTTCTAGCCTCTTCAACTCGCTGCCAATTATTATTCCTGATAGACTCCAAGATTCCGTCAGAAGGCTGTTCAATATCAATACTACAATCTCCAATTGTTTCCAATCCAGAGCTCGTAGACACAAAAGTTCCGCTATTAACGGATGCAATGATATCTCGCAGTTCATCAATTCCGCTAAATCTTCGTGCAGCAAAAGGAATTGTTTTAGGTCCAGTTGTCGTGTTGTTGGGAGGAGAGACTGGGCAAGCTTCTTCGATGATATAGTCCAAGGAACCGTTACTTTCGTTTTGAACTTGCACGGACACACATAGGGTCTCATTATTTTGAGGAAATGTGGTTGCGCAGCGAGCGCAGCACAATAACCCCTGACCATAGCATAATGTTGCGTATGACTTGCACAATGGACACACAAATTTATCCACATATGATCTGCATGCACAGATGATGGCTTCAGGATTTGCTGCCTGATACCCTTTACCTGAGACACAATCTCTAATATGTGGTATGCATTTTTCGCAGGTACATATGACACACGAACGACAATCACAGGGATGGTTGTGTGACTTATCCCCGATAGGTACGCGTGAGACGATGATACCTCTTGATTTTGCGAACTCCATTGCGCGTCTTCGAATACGACGCACTGCAGGATGGTTTGAGACTCGACTACTCCTCCGAGATGCCGAAAAACCTGGTCGGTTGCGCTACCTGACTCAATAACATTAGGCGCAACATCTAATGTTTTGACTTCCGTTTCGACTCTAACAACCGTTTGCTTACGGTCACGGACACGCGCCCGTTGGCGCCTGCCCTTGCCCTTAGAGCTTGGGGGACTTTGAGATTCAGAAGCGTGATTAGTTGTGTCTATTGAATCCATT